AACATTAAGTGCATTTTCAAACATTGAATGGGTTGTTACAAATTTATTCACAGCATTTGCGGATATAAAAACAAGAACAACGCCACAAATGATAAACGGTATAAATTCAAGCACTTCAATTACACATATATTTTCAATAGAATATTCAAGTCCAATATATCAAGCCCTTGTAGAATTGACAATGGATTTTTGGATTTTATACAAAGGAAAAAGATATTATGTTTCAACGCTTGAAAACATTGATGAAGCCGACAAAGTTATTCGTTTAGTTGCAAGCTTGCGTGGAAAAGACACAGAAGAGTTCTCTAAAAGCAAATGATATTTAAAATATACGAAACGCTTGATGCAAAAAAAGGAATTGCTTTCACAAAAAGCCTTACACCACATATCGCACTTGCAATAAGGCTTGGAATGGAACAATCAGGAAAGGAATTGCGTGCCTACACAAGAGAACAAATGATTAAAGGTGCAAAAACGGGACGCATTTATAAAGTTTATACTGGCTTAAACGGTACGAAGTTCAAAAACCCAAAATTGCACAGAGCTTCGGCAGGTGGAGAGTTCCCAGCAAGACGCAGTGGGAATTTATATCGTTCAATTGATTTTATAGTTTTTGGTTCGGCACGCCTTGAATTTGGTGCAAGAGCAAGGTACGCAAAATATTTAGAAGAGGGAACGCAAAAAATAGCACCAAGAAAATTTTTATTTCAAACAGTAAAAAAACTTGACAAGCGAACGCAGATTAATATTGTTAAACAAATAAATCAAGCAATTAGAAACAAGGGCGGTAACATATGAAACCAAGCGACATTGTAAAACATATTTCAAAAGAATTGCCAAAATATACAACACGCTTCACAACGCAAGTACCAATTCTTTCAATAACAACGGATAATGGTATTGCAACGGCTACAATTTCCTCAACAGCAGGGTTGACAACAGGCAGTGAAATTTCTATAACAGGTGCAAAAACTTCAATTAGTATAACCTCGATTACACGACAAGGAAATATTGTGACAGTAACAACGGCAAGCAATCATTACTTACCATATACAGACAATACGCCAAATTCGGTAAAAGACAAATACAAAAACTTTATAACAATTCAAGGTGCGGTGCCAAATGAATATAACGGCGCTTGGGAAGTTTACACAAGTTTTACAGAAACAGAATTTACATTTAAAATAAAAACAACACCAACAACGCCAGCGACAACAAACGGCTTGCTTTTATTAAATGATTATGAAAATGTTAATGGTTATAAAACAGTAACAGTAATCAATGCAACAACATTCACATTCCCACTCTTGACTAACATAGATTTTCAAGTAACGGGAGCTATTTTTTTAAATATTACAAGGGTTGCAAGTTCCCTTTCGCAAATTAATTTTGAACGCAGTTATACAAGCGATATAAATGGAATTTCACAAAATTGGTTATATGTAATGCTTGGTGGTGGTAATTATAGCAATCAAAACGGTATTCCAACAAGTGATATTACAGCAACAAAATATACAGGCCAAGATTATGAAATGGTTTATCAAAAAACTATTGAAGTTTATGCAATTTTGCCATACGACAAAGACAATAAAAACATTTTACAAGGCGACCTTGCTGATGAAATACATAATGTAATAACACCAGCAATGCAAAAAACACTTGCACGCACCTCTTTTTCCTCTCCATTTAAACAAAGAAATTATGAGGGTTTGACATTAGAAAGCGACACATTAATTGAAGGGCTTTCTGACGGTTCTTATTCAATATATCAATGGCTCTTTAAAACGCAAATAAGAATTACAAATGATGATGTTTATTCTTATACAGCAGAAGCACCGTTGCGTGAAATATACCAAAGTGGTATTGAAATTAAAAACTATTTTTAAAAATGCTTGACAATTATTTTTGGCAACTCATTTGATATATTAAAATTTTTAATAACTTAATGTTAATTAAAATCTTAAAACCTTTTTCTTTTCAAGGCACAAAATATCAAATAGAACAAGAAGTTGAAATCAAAGACGCAAATAAAGTTCCAGCAGAAATTTTTTGGCGTAATCGTTTAAACGATAAAGATATTGAAATAATTGAAAAAACAATAGATATTGAAATAATTGAAAAAGTAATTAATAAAAAATAGTTATGCCATCAAATCCAAAAGTTACCGCAAATATTTTAAGTGCGGACACAGGTATCAAATTAAATGCACATAAAGTTCTTGTTATTGGGCAAAAGCTTGCAAGTGGAAGTGCGATAAGTGGTGCATTACAAAGTGATATTATCACACAAACACAAATTAATACTCTTTTTGGCAGAAAATCACATATTGCAAAAAAACTTCGTGCAATTCTTAAAAACCTTTCAATTTCAAGAATAAAACCACAAATTGACGCAATTGCATTGACAGACAACGGCACAACAAAAGCAAGTGGAACATTCACATTTACAAACAACGCAACTGAAAACGGTTCTTTGGTATTTTATATTGATAGCAAGTTGAATGGCGAATATACTGTAAGCGTTGTTAATGGCGACACACCAACTGTTCTTGCAGGAAAATTAGTTGCACTTGTTAATGCAGACACAAACGCAAATTACACAGCTTCAAATAATGCGGGCACTGTTACGATAACAGCAGAAAATGCGGGAACAAACGGTAATCAAATTCGTTTAGCGTTCGAAGGTTCTGTTGCAGGTGTTACAGTTGTAAAAAGCGGAAACTATTTAGCAAATGGTGCAACAGACCCAGTTTTAACAGGTTTGTTTGATGTAATAGATGGAATTGCTTACCAAACAATAGACTATCCTTCAACATATAGTCTTGCAACACTTTATAACTTCACAGAAGCAAGATTCAATGTTGACAATGAAATATTGTATTCACACGGCTTTACATTTAAAGTTGACATTTATTCAAATCTTAATACATTGCTTGACGGCTTAAATTATAAAACACTTACAGTTGGTTTTGATAAAATTAACGGTGGAGTATTTGAAAACCCTGATGTTATCAATTCTCAATTTTGTGCTTACCGTGCGTTACAATTTACACAAGGTGCAAATGTAAGTTCAATTAATCAAGGAAACGGTGAAACGCAAGGTGGGATTAGATACGCTTCAATTCCATACTTTAACATTCCATTTATTAATTTACCAACAATACCGCAAGGTGAAACATTTGCAAAAGAAGAAATTGCAGAACTTATAAAGTCAGGTGGTTATACTTTTGAAAACAATAATGCAAATACAACATTACTTTTGCGTGAAGTTCCAACAACATACAAAACAAACCAGCTTGGCGACGCCGACCCTACATTTAAGTTTTTGAATTATGTTGACACATTGACAATTGTAAGGGAATACTTTTTTAATGGAATAAAGCAAAAATATCCACGCCATACAATTACAACCGCAGAACAAGCACCTTCAAATGTAAAAGCTTTTGTTACTAAAAAAAGTTTTATTGCAACACTTGGACAGTTTTATGATGATTTGGTTGCGTTTGGTTTATTGCAAGGTGGGCGTAAAAAAGAGTTTTTAATAAAAGTAGGGGACGCTTTACAATTTGATTTACTAAATGGAAAAATTACAACAAGCGTAATTGCACCAATAACAACTCAATTGCGTGAAGTTTTCATTGACTTTATTCCAGTATTTAATTAATAATTAGACAATATGGCAAGTACAATAGGCAGAATTGAAATAAGTGGGCAAGATATTCCATTTGTTGGAAAGCCAAAATTAAAACTTGGTGTTCGCAAAAGAGAATATAAAACTGATATTAATGGAGTAACAAGAGCAAGCGAAACGCTTGATGAAAGTGCTTCAATTTTAATGTTTGACCTTGATAACCAAAATAAAACAGCAAGAGACTTAATGATTGACTTATATAAAACTCCACTAACAAGAGACGGAGAGGGTTCTATTATTGGAACTGTTACATATGACCTCGACTCTTTTAGTCCCATCAATTTAAATGGTGGTTCTCTTGAAGATTTACCTGAAATGGAAGACGGTGGCACGACAACATATACTTTTAAATTTAATTCATACGCTGAAACTCTATGATAGATTACTCTTGTGAATTACCAAAACCTTTACAGGTGCAAATTAAAATTGATGGTTCTTATCAACACACCGAGGTTACCAAACTTTACTTTAAAGAGCCAACAGCAAGGCATTGTTATGTTAGCATAAAGCAAATTCGTGGTTATATAGTAAAATGTGCAATGGAAATGTCAAGCAAACAAAAAAACGAAGTTAAACAACAAGAGTCAGAGGAAAAAATGAATGCAAAAGCATTATTAACAATTATTTCACTTGATGCGGATATTTGTGCACAGTTTTATAATACACTTCAAGAAATGCTTTGCAATGGTTTAGTTTTTCTTGATGGAGAAAGACAACAACAAATGAAGTCAACGCATTTTGAAAGACTTGATGTTGATAACCTTGATAAACTTATTGAAAGTTATTTAGATTTTTTTTCTCAATATTTTCTGCCGAAGATTTAGAAGATTTAGAAGAAAATATTATGTGCGTTGCCTATGAAATGCAAGGCGGAATAACGGTTGAATATCTTGAAAACTTGCCAATAAGTGAGTTACAAAGAAAATTTAAAATATTTGAAAAAATGCAAAAAGAAATTCGAAAAACCCAAAACTTAAAATAATATGTCGTTTAACATTTCTTACATCTTTGAAATTCAAGATAAAATGACAGCTCAACTTAATAAAATAAGTGGGCAAATGGATAAAGTTACAAACGCCGTTAATAAGCAAAACAATGAATTTAAAACACTTAATCAAACAACAAACGGCCAAATTGAAACAGTTAAAAAACTTGCAACAGCATATTTAAGTTTTGAAAGTGTGCGTAGGGTTTTTCATACATTAAAAGATTTTGACACGGCACTTTTGGGAATTAAAGCGAATGCAGAGGGTTTAACAGCAAGCACTTTCCAAGCATTAAAACAACAAGCAATTGATTTAGGTTCTACAACAGAATTTACAGCCATACAGGTTGCAAATGGAATGGTTGACCTTGCAAAACAAGGTTTAAAAGCAAATGAAATAATTGCAGCAACGCCAGCAATACTTAACGCAGCAACTGCCGCAGGTGTGGGTTTTGAAGATGCAACTAGTCTGTTAGTTTCAAGTATTTCCACACTTGGTAAAAAAATGGAAGAAATACCACGCCTTGCAGATTTAACAACAAAAGCAGCTAATATTTCAAATGCTTCTTTTCAAGATATTGCAATGGCAATTTCAAGGGGTGGTTCGGGAGCCTTTGAATTTAATATAAACCTTGAAGAAACTTACGCAGCGATGGCGGTGTTAAGTGAAGGTTTAATGAGTGGTGAGCGTGCAGGTTCATCTTTCCGTTCTATGTTGCGTGAATTAGGTGTATATAGCAAAAAAGGTACTGCAGCTTTGGAAAAGTATGGATTGACTTATGACGACATAAACCCAAAAACACATTCATTAACAAATATTATTGCAAAGTTACAACCACTTTTAAAAGATACAAACGCTGCTTACGAATTACTTGGAGATGAAGGAAAGGTTGCTGGTGTGATATTGTCAGCAAATATTGAAAAATTTAATGCACACACAAAAACCCTTGAAAACTCAACAGGTTCGGCAAAAAAACTTGCAGAAGTAATGCGAGATGGTTTGCAAGGTTCTTTTAATAGTTTGCTCTCTGCGGCAGAAGGTTTGATTATTAAATTTGGGGAGTTAGGTTTAACAAGTGCAATTAAAGGCGTTCTTGATGGCTTGACATCAATTATAAGAGCCTTATCAAATCCAATTTTTATAAATATTGTTTTGCCAATTATAAAAATAACTGCACAAGTATGGTTATTAAATAAAGCATTTTTATTTCTTGGTGGAACGGCAACATTGCAAGCAATAAGAAGTTTTGCCACAATGTTAACAACTAGTGTAATGCTTGGAGGTGGTTTAACAACTTTGAGAATAATATTATTAAGTGTGGCAACAAGTATGCGTGCATTAATGTTATCAAACCCATTCACTGCAATTTTTGTTAGTGCAATGCTTTTTTATGAATTGATAAAAAAAATACCAGCGATGATGCAAGCAATTTATGATAAATTTGCGTTTGTGCGTGGAATTGCAAACTTTTTTACTGGTGGACTTGATGAAAGCGAACGGTTGCAAAGACCAAAATCAATTGCTGGTGGCGAAGGTGGAATGTCTTTTATAGAAAATGTTGCACAAAATAAAGCAGGTGGACGTTTTGAAGGGAATATGAATGTAAACTTTAATAACTTACCAAAAGGCACAAGCATTCAAACAACAACAAAAGGTGCAGACTTTATGAAACTTGGTGTTAATTCATTAGTAGCCCTATGAACTTTGCAAGACTTCCAAACGCTTCTTACAAAGGATTTACAGACCTTCATTGGTTGCGTGATAGTATAAGTGCAAGTTACAAAAAAATATTGCACGAATATCCAAACAAAGACCGTGGTTATATTGAAAATCTTGGATTATCCATTTTAAAAGGCAGTGCAACTTTTAGAGTTTATAACACCGTTGACAATAACACAGTTGAAGCTTTTGAAAGGGTTTTAAAAGACAGTAATGCAGGCACTTTGGTTTTACCAACGCTTGGAACTATTGAAGATATGGAGGTTTTAAGTTGGAGTTCACAAAGAAGCGACACAACACTTGGTTTTGTTGAATATACAATTGAGTTTGCACAAACAAGCCCAAACGAATACCCAACTTCAACAAATACAAATACAAGCTTTCTTGACCGCTTAAAAAATAAGTTACTTGGTAACAATGTCGATGCTTTTAATAATGTGTGGAATAGTATAA